CCACCCACATCTCAAGTTCATGCTAACTCAGATCTTACTATACGGTTAATAGTATAACCAAATATAATCGTTCCTGGTAAGCAATGAGTATTTTGTTGTTTGACAGATTCGTCTGGAAGACAACAAAGAGATGTGTGGTTGGTGGGTTCTTTGTGCATGGCATGTGACATGCAACCTAGTCTATCTTTTACAACCAATAGGATCTAACCATGGGAAAACATAAAAAGTTGGCTCTCGGACAGAAGAGGGGGCGTTACACGCAATTTCCTACAACGGATTTTGCGCCTAACTACCCTTATCTGAAAGATACGCCAATCCCTGGGACACCAACTACGACCACGTGGTACAATCCGGGATTACCGGGTTTAAATTACCGTCGAGACGTAGTTACTGGTGGTTTTAAGGATCTTATTGCGCGCGGCATAATAGTAAATAACCCCCTCTTTGAAGAAGAGGTCTATTATGCTGGAACCCTCGGTTTACAACACGGTGACTGTTATTTGTCATCCGGCGGGTCTGTGCTTACAAGCACTTATGACCTTGTTGATTACCGTTCTGATTATTCAATCATCTGGGGTCTTGCTTCGACAGAAGACAAGGTTCCAGAGCAAAAGCAAGGTGCGATCGATCGGAGGCGTCAAGCCACCATCGATGCGGCATTTGCTGATGCGAATTCGGGTTATGCGCAACTATTAGTTGAGTTGGCTGAACTAGGTAAAACATTACAAATGTTTGGTTCTCCTCTCTCGGCTCTTGAGCCACTAATGCGTAAAAATATAAAGGTAGGCAACAACACGCGGAAGATTCAGCAACTGACAAAAAAGCATAACGGCAAAATCTTTCAACAAGAAAGACTTAAACCGAAGGATGCTACAGATGCTGCTTCGAACGTGTGGTTACAATGGAGGTATGGTGTAGGTCCCCTTATGCATACCATCAAAGATTTAATGGATGCGTATGAAAAGAACCTTACCAAACCAGTTCGGTATACGGGGCGTGCGAAGGATAGCTATCTATACAACGATAGTTTTACTCGCACATATTCCAACACAAGTGTTGGTTACGGTATCAATAGACCATACCGGTATGATTATTCATATCAGAGGTCTGGATCAATCAAAGCAGGAGTCATTGTCCAAGGACATATCACTCCAGCTCAAGCCTTAGGGCTTTCGATTGATAATTTACCGTCCGCCGCCTACGAATTAGTCCATCTTTCCTTTGTGTTAGATTGGGTCTTTGACGTGGGCAATTGGTTACGGGCTAGGACGCCCGCACCTAACATCGCTATCAAAGCGTCATGGTGTACTGTAACTGATTACCGAACAGAGGACTACTCGCTCACTTACGTCAACGGTACCTATTCTGGTACAAACGCGCGTAAGATTATTGTGAGTGGTCAACCGTCCCTAATGCATCGTCATATGAGACGTAAAACAAGAACCCCAGGTGTTCAACCTGGTTTATTACCAACATTTGTCGGTGACACAATTACCGATAACCTCAACCATCTGATCGATGCCGTAGCGTTAGCTTATCAAAGCTTCTCGCGAAAACATAGATCAAAGTCAAGGAGATAAACATGTCTTTAACAAATGCAAGCATCCTTTCTGGTGCAACGTACACACCGTCAGGGGGTTCAGCTATTAGCTTTGCACCCTCCGGTCGTCAAGTCTCCGGTGGTTTGGAACTGGTTTGCACGAACGATACCAATCCGCTCACACGCCGCACTATGCAGCTTAAAAGCTCCCTTCCGGAGCTGCCTGCTAGCGCTAACGCGTTTGCGCGTCTTGGTAAAAACTCGCTCGTGTATGTCGTTCCTTTCATTGCTGCGGATGGCAAATTATATCGCCAAACGTACACTTTGACCGAAGCTGTTCACCCTGAGTATACTCAGGCAGCGGCTCGGCGCAATGAAACGATAGCTATGAAGGCTGATAGCGATTTTGATAACTTCTGGCAGTATTATATTCTGACCTAAGCTGTTATCTCGCTAGGCGGTACGGACATCCGTACCGCAACCTTCAAGCTATTAAACCACACCTTAACAAAAGGAGTAACTTTATGTCCCGTGTACAACTCATCAAAAAGAAGCATGCGTGGCGACTGCCTGACAAGGCCGTTGATCACGAAGTAGTCGCATTATTCAATGCGTTCATGGACGACCTCGGGTGCTCATTTAGAGCAAGAAGCAGCAAGCAATTGCGACGTATAATTGACAGTTGGGAATCGATGCCGCATGATTTCTCATACGTTGATCCGTTAGACTTCTTCAAACAGTATGCCCCAAAGCAGTTTTTCAAGAAATATTTCTTCGACTATGAATTGGATCAAACCCATCTGCAGGACTCTGCACGCGCTAGCTTTATTGCTGACGTGGAGCACGGCCACCGGATGAACCAAAAGTTGAAGGAATACCAGGAATCGTTACCACTTGATTCATGGTTCATGCGTGTCATCGCTGAGACGCGTGAGATAATTCGATCTGCTGTAGGAGATGACCTCCCTATTCGGGAAATCTTCGAGGGGTTTAAGCATGGCCCGAATGCCACCACGAATGTTAAAAGAGACGATGCTTACATAGATCGTAAACACCTTAACCCTAGTGGTAGCAGTGCCGTTGCATCGTATTGGGCGACTTACTGTACTTGGAACACTACTCTGCAAAGAGAGTGTGTCCGGTTCGGTGAGAGACCTTTTATCGTGCAACGCTGGAACAAGCTTAGTTTTGTACCCAAGGACTGTAAGAAATTAAGGACCATGTCGGTCGAGCCAACAACATCTATGGGGTTTCAATTATCCTATGGAGAATGGTTAGCAGAGCGTTTGTTTGAGTCTTGTAATATAGACATAAGCACGCAACCTGATTGCCATCGTTTGCTCGTCCGTATCGCATCGCTACTCCATGAACTTGGAATAGCTACGCTTGACTGGAGTAAGGCATCCGATAGAATTTGGATTGTCCTTATTGAACTTCTGTTTCCAGAAGCCCATTACAAGTTTATGATGCACATTAGGTCCTCTCATGCCCTGGTTGACGGCGAAGAAATTCGTCTACCAATGATGGGCACGATGGGTAATGGATTTACCTTTCCTCTGCAGACCCTTGTCTTCTATGCACTCCTTACGGCTTTGTGCCGTGTTCATGGTATTGATGAAACGGTTGTCTCCACTTTCGGAGATGATTGTATCGTCCCTACCAGCTTACTCACACCCGTCAAGAATCTTGCGGATATTTTGGGTTGGCAATTGAACGAGGAAAAATCATTCTTCGATGGAGGGTTTAGGGAATCCTGTGGTGCAGATATGTATCGCGGGGTGGGAGTTAGGCCTTTCTACATTAAGAGGCCTGACAACTTGAGGTCGAAAAACTCGATCAAGGCGTGGTCATACGTTTGCTACAATCAGATTTCTGATTGTCTAAAACAGCATAACCTTAAACCCACGAAGTCGCTTATCTGGCTTTTGAATTTCCACAAGAAATATGAGCTCGGTAAAGTCCTCGTTGTACCACCACGGTACGGTGAGGGCTCTGGTTGCCGCGTAACCAACAGTTACGATCTACCGGACGACGTCTTACAGGACTTCTGGCTGCCGCGCTACGTTAAAGTGCGCGATCGGTTATCGGTTTTTGCCGACTACCAAATACAGTTCAGGTGTCTTTCTAACGACAAACGGTTTCGTTCTGTTTGTCCTGGACCTTTCTATGCTAACACTCTCGAGGGTAAACTTCTCCCTCAGGAGTTTAGAAAGGGTAAGATCATGATTGACGATGATGTAGACATCCCCTGGACAGGGGAACAGCCGTTAAAGGCTGTCAAGTATGTCCACAAAACGAGTAGGATCCACAATTGGAACTACTTCATGTCTGGACCGTTTGAGTAACACTCAAACGTCACAGGACGTGGTTTTTGGGTTGCGC